CATTATCAACTCCAAACGGTATCGGTAATTGGTTTCATAAAGCATGGGTAGATGCAGAAGCAGGAGAAAACGGATTCATACCAGTTAAACTACCTTGGACAGTACATCCGGAAAGAGGTAGAATCTTATTCAATCTATATCCATTTCAAGAAAGCGTACTGCATTTATTCAGAGATGAGAATTACATAATCACTTTAAAATCAAGACAGCTTGGTATCTCAACCCTAGCATCAGCATATGCACTTTGGTTAATGCTTTTTCATAAAGATAAAAACGTACTTGCATTAGCTATTACTCAAGCAACAGCTAGAAATCTTGTAACTAAAACGATTTTCATGTATGAGAATCTACCAAAATGGTTACAATTACCTTTTACAGAGAAGAATAAATTATCACTTAGATTAAAAAACGGTTCTAAAATAACAGCTAAATCATCAAATACCGATGCTGCTCGTTCGGAAGCGGTATCGTTACTATTAATAGATGAGGCTGCTTTCATTGAGAATATTGAAGAAACATATACTGCAGCACAACAAACCCTAGCAACAGGAGGACAGTGTATGGCACTTTCTACTCCAAATGGTATCGGTAATTGGTTTCATAAAGCATGGGTAGATGCAGAAGCAGGAGATAATGGATTCATTCCAGTTAAACTACCTTGGACAGTACATCCAGAAAGAGATCAATCCTGGAGAGATGAACAAGATAGAAAACTAGGAGTAAGAGCAGCAGCACAGGAATGTGATTGTGACTTTCTATCATCAGGAGATACTGTAATCGAACCTGAATTACTATCATTCTATGAAGAAACATTTATACAAGAACCTATTGAAAAAAGAGGAGTAGATGGGAATCTTTGGATATGGGAAGGAGTAGATTATCAGAAATCTTACATGATTATTGCCGATGTATCTAGAGGAGATTCTACCGATTACTCTACATTCCACATATTTGATATAGAATCATGTACACAAGTCGGAGAATATAAAGGTAAACTATCACCAAAAGAATTTGGAAATGTCTTGGTAGGAGTAGCAACAGAATACAACGATGCACTTCTTGTAATAGAGAATGCAAATATAGGATGGTCAACAATAGAACAGGTACTTGCCAGGGAATATAAAAATCTATACTACTCATCAAGATCAGATACTGAAACAGTAGAATCATATATGGCTAAATTCGAAAGAGATAAACTAGTTCCAGGATTTACAATGTCATTAAAGACAAGACCTCTTGTAATAGCAAAACTAACTGAATATATTAGAGAGAAATCCGTTACAATTAAGTCCAAGAGAACAATGTCCGAGTTAAGGGTCTTTGTTTGGAAGAATGGAAAACCACAAGCCCAGGTAGGTTATAATGATGACCTTGTAATGCCGCTAGCCATTGCACTTTATGTTAGAGATACAGCTGTTAGAATGAGACAGCAGGGAATGGACCTTTCAAGAGCCACAATGAATTCACTTGTAAGTCTAAATCAAAGAGAAGGTACACCGGTTTTTAACGTTGCTCCTATGAGAAATAATCCTTATCTTATGAAAACACAGCACGGGGATGAGGATCTTTCCTGGCTATTGGGATAACCCCTATTTATAAATAAAATATTTTACAATGGCAGAAAGAAATCTATTCTCCAATCTACAGAGATTATTCTCAACAGACATCTTAGTTAGGAATGTAGGAGGAGATGAATTAAAAATAGCAGATATCAACCAGATACAAACTACTGGTAAATATCAAACAAATGCATTACTAGATAGATTCTCACGTCTATACATATACAACAATAAGAATATATTTAATCCGAATCTTAATTACCAGACATTAAGAATTCAATTATATTCTGATTACGAAGCAATGGATTCAGATCCTTTTATTGCATCATGTTTAGATATCCTAGCAGATGAAGCTACCCTAAGAAATGAATACAATGAAGTATTATCTATAAAATCCTCAGATGAGAATATACAAAGAGTTTTATACAACCTATACTATGATGTATTAAATATTGAATTTAATTTATGGTCATGGATTAGAAATATGTGTAAGTATGGCGATTTCTTTCTAAAATTAGAAATCTCAGAAGAATTTGGAGTTTATAATGTACTTCCTTATACGGTTTACCATATGGTTAGACATGAAGGAGTAGATAAAGATAATCCAACCAAAGTAACCTTTACAATTGACCCGGATGGACTTGCTTCATCAATGGATCCAAACTATATTCCTAACTCAAACAAATCAGTTATCAACTTAGATAACTACGAAGTAGCACACTTTAGGTTAATTGCAGATACAAACTACCTTCCTTATGGTAGATCTTATATTGAACCAGCTAGAAAAATTTACAAACAAATGACTTTAATGGAGGATGCGATGTTAATTCACCGTATCATGAGAGCTCCTGAGAAGAGAATGTTCTATATCAATGTAGGAGCTATTCCACCAAATGAGGTAGAGCAGTTCATGCAAAAGACAATTAATAGTATTAAGAAAACTCCTTATGTTGATCCACAAACAGGTGATTATAACCTGAAATTCAATATGATGAATATGATGGAGGATTTCTATCTTCCAGTAAGAGGAGGAGATACTTCTACAAAAATTGAAACTACAAAAGGATTAGAGTATGACGGAATAAAAGACGTTGAATACTTAAGAGATAAGATGTTTGCTGCATTAAAAGTGCCAAAAGCTTATTTCGGATTTGAAAAAGATCTATCAGGAAAAGCAACTCTAGCAGCAGAAGATATCCGTTTTGCAAGAACAGTAGAAAGAATCCAAAGAATTGTAGAAAGTGAATTAACTAAAATTGCTTTAGTGCATTTATATTCACAAGGATTTAGAGGAGAATCACTAACCAATTTTGAAATTAAATTATCTACAGCATCTATTATATTCGAGCAAGAAAAAGTAGCATTACTAAAAGAGAAAATTGATTTAGCTCGTCAAATGACGGAAACAAAATTATTCTCATCAGATTATATCTACGATTATATTTTTAACTTATCAGAAGATAAGTACAATGAAATGAGAGATCTTATCAGAGAAGATGCTAAACGTGGCTTCAGATTATCTCAAATAGAAAATGAAGGTAACGATCCTGTTGTAACAGGGGAATCCTATGGAACACCGCATGACTTAGCATCTATCTACGGAGCAAGAGAGCAAGGAGATGTACCTGCCGGATATGATGAGAGAGACCCGCAGCCGGAGGGTAAACCAAAAGAGAAATTCTCAATTCTAGGTACACAAAAAGATCCAATGGGTGGTAGAGACAGATTAGGAGTACATGGAATGAAAGGTGGCTTCCCTAGTGATAATGAAAATGTAAGTGAAGATATATCTAAGAAGAAAGTACAAGGCAATCTTAAGGCAAAATTGGTACTAACACAGAATAAGAATATGTTCCCTACTAATAAAAAGACATTAATCTTTGAAGAGAAAATAGAGGAACAATCCGACTTATTGAATGAAGATAATATTAAGGATAATTTAGATAATTAACACCTATTTATTAATAAATCAAAGAATACCGTGAAAGTAAAACACAGTAAATATAAGAATACAGGGTTGATATTTGAATTACTAGTAAAACAAATAGCAGCTGATACCCTGTCAAGAAAAGATTCACCGGCAGTTAAGATATTAAAAAAATTCTATACAGGAAATACCTCTCTTGTTAGAGAATTTAAACTATATGACTTTGTATTAAAGAATAAAGGAATAGGTCAAAGAAAAGCAGAAGCAATTTTATCTACTATTGTAGAATTATCTAGAAAGATAGAAGCTACTACTCTAAATAAACAAAAATACGAGTTAATAAAAGAGTTAAAAAGCCACTATAATTTAGAGGATTTTTTCTCAATTAAAGTAGAAAGCTACAAACCATTAGCTGCTCTTTATTGTTTATTAGAAGCTCAAAATACAGAAGGATTAGTTGATCCACAAGTATTTGTAGACAATAAAACAACATTACTTGAGCATTTTCTACAAACAAAACAAGATGCAAATAATGCAAAAGATACTTTAATTGAAGAATATTCAAAATACGATAAGGATCTAAGATTACTTACATACAAAATACTTCTAGAGAAATTTAACAGTAAGTATGACAATTTACTACCAGAACAAAAGAACATACTTAAAGAATTTATTATCTCTGCAAACTCAACTACAAAATTAAGAACGATTGTTAATGAGGAACTAGGTAAAATACAAGTACAAATTACTAAATTAAAACCAAGAATTGAAGATCAAATCGTTAAAATTAAACTAGACGAGATATTTAAGACAATCACTCCAGTTAAAAATACAGAAAAGGTTACAGATAATCATTTAGTTTCACTTATGCAGTATTATGAATTAGTAGGAGAATTGAAAAAAGTATGAAAAGGTCAAGATTAATAGAATTAATAAGAGAGGTACTTGATGAAATGAGTACTACTGGAGGATTAGGTTATTTAACTCCAAATGCTTTTGCTAAAAAAGGACAAGGTAAAAATGCAGCTACAAAACAAGGAGAGAGATTAGGATTCAAGACAGTTAAGTTGAAAAAACGTCCTTATAATACAGAGATGGTTAGTTACCTACACGAAGAAGATGCAGGTAATGCTGAAGCACCATATGCTTTTACAACAGAAGAAGGATTATATACCCATGCCGGTGTTAAAATATCGGAAAAATTAGGAATGCAAATTGTTGGTAAAACAAAAAAATCAACTAACAATAAAGTAAAAAACTCTCAAAAAACAGATAACAAAAGTAAAAAATGAGAACATTACAAGAAAAATATAACGGAATAAACGAAGGGAAGTTCACAAAAGAGCAATTCTTGAGAGATGCTAGAATGGAGCAACCAAGTCTAGTCACTCAGTACAACGGGTACGATGATGCTGTTAAGATTCTTAAGAACAGAGGAATGATCCAAGAAACATATAGCACTGAAGAAAGTTTTAAAGATTACTCTGATGATGCACTTACTGATATGATAATCAATTCATCTAGATTCGAAGGTAACGAAGACGTAATTGCAAGAGTAAAACAAGAATTAGCAAGACGTAAAGAAGGTATTAAGAAAGAGGTGGATACTGAAGGAGAATTTGATGTAATAAGAGGAGGAAAAGTTATTGCTAGAAACGTTAAATTCTTTGGTAATGGTAGAGATTATAGAGTAGGTAATAAAGTAGCTACACTAGATCCTAATGATTCAACTCAACCATCTACAATGGGAGGTGCTACTGATATGATAAATCATATTAAATCTCAAGGAGGATTAAACGAAGCTAGAATTACAAATAAAAGCTTACCAGATTACAGATATAAAGTAACCAACGATATGGACAAATATCCATACGAACAAATCTTAAGAGGATTAAGAGTTGAATTGGAAGGATTAAATATATTAGGCACTCCAACACCAGAAGAATATCAAAAAGCATTAGGAAAAGTTCTAAGAAACTTAGAAAAAGATTCAATCTACTATACAAATCAAGTAGCAGGAGTAAAAGCAAATGCAAAAAGAACTGATATAATGATTGATGCAACTCCTAAAAATGAAGTTGATAAAGAAAACGGTCTTAAAAAAGCTGCATTAAAAGAAGCAATTAAAGGAGTAATTAAAAATATTCTTTCAGAAGGAAACGAATTTGGAGAAGGAAAAGATGTATATGAAATGTATGCTGATGAGGAAGAAGATGATATTCCACATCCAAGAGGATATGAAGAAGCTAGCGATGAAGAAGATTTTGATGATTTATTTAAAGAAAACAAATCAGAAAAAGAATTAAGAGCAGAATGGGAAAAATACCAAGCAACATGTCATCCAGAAGATAAAATGTCTTATATGGAATGGAGAAGTGAACAAGGATTAGACGAATCAGTATCATTAAAAGACTTACTATAATGAACAATCCATTATTAATAAACGTAACTCCTTTCAAAGGACTTCTTACCGAATCAAAAACAGGTGTTTGTGAGGTAATAGGTATTATGCAAAGAGCAGGAGCAAAGAACCAAAACGGAAGAATCTATAAAAGAGAAATACTTGAGGATCAAGTAAGAGAGTATATAGAGAAATTTGTTAAGGTAGGAAATGCATATGGTGAATTAGATCATCCAGAATCTCCAATTGTATCATTAAAAAATGCATCACACGTTGTAAAAGACTTATGGTGGGATGGAGATGATTTAATGGGAAAAGTTGAATTACTAAACACACCTTCAGGAAATATCGTAAAAGAAATCTTAAGAGGAGGACATACAATAGGAATTTCTTCTCGTGGAACAGGATCAGTACAACAAACAAACGAAGGAACTTTAATGGTTCAACCAGACTTTGAATTAGTATGCTGGGATTTTGTTTCTAATCCATCTACACAAGGAGCATTTATGAATCCAATTTCACTAAACGAAGGAAAAACACAAGCAGGAAAATACGATAGATTAGATACTATTATTAACAATATATTAAGAGCATAATGGAAAATTTTAATTTAAAAAAATTCTTAGTAGAAAATAAACTAACTACTAATTCAAGATTAATAACAGAGAACACTCAACATACTGAATTAAAACCTTTAGAAGATGTTCTTTTACAAAACGGATATAAATTTGCCGGGGATGATAGTGGGTTTTCTGGAAAGGCTACTTATGAGAAAAAAGTAGATGATTTAAACACTCATGAAATATCTTTGTTTAAAGATTATAATGAATCTCCTGTAAGAGTATTATATTTTGTAGCTGATGATTATACTTTTGGAAATGGTAAAAAATTAAATAGAGGACAAGCCGATATAAACTACACTTCTATTGATGATGCTAAAAAGGATATAGAAGGAGTTTCTAAACTCTAAAAAATAATAAAGTAAAAATGGAAAACAATTTTGATATACACCAATGGCAAGCAAAGTACTTGAGAGAGTCAGTAGAGTTTAAAGCTATACAAGACCCTAACATGCAAGACGATGTACCGTCAATAGTAATGCAGATAGTTGATGATCACGAACAAGATTCTCCAAAACTGTATCTTCAAATAGAAGGAATGCTTGGACACGATGGAGGTAATGGTAAAATCGCAATATTAAAGGACAATCCAGAACTACAGCAAGAGGTACTGCAAAAAATGCAAATAGAAATACAGAAAACTTTTAGAAGAGTAATTCATTCTATATTAGGAGAACCATTCGGATTAGTTGAAAACAAAGTAATAACTCTTGCAGACATATTAAAAAATAAAGAAAGATTAGATCACCTAAAGGGAATGTATTTAAAAATCCTAGACGGTCCATTTACTCAGAAAAACTCAGAATATAAAGACAAAGGATGTACATTTGTAGCTTACGACAATAGGGATGGATTGGTTTTAGTAGACTTAGAGGATAGTAAAAGCGTAAGATTATATCCA